CCCAAATGGGAGAGAATTGGCTAGTTTCTAGCCATCCATTAGGCCTCAACACAATCAGCATTTCTGCGGAGTGTTGATTCATTGGAGATAAACTTTTATGGCAATTAGCGCATCTGAAGGTTCATTGACTCCGACTACACGAACTGTTCCGAAGTATATTAACAACGTGTTCTCGGCAAATGTAACTGTCGATAACACTATATACTTTAAACAGACCGTGGGCGAAGATCTACCGGACTTCCAGAAACGCCGCCGAGCTGGGGAATTACTTCCCCACACCAACTTCTCTCAATTTGAGGTAAGTGGTGCAACCTCGGGTGATTGGAACGCTAGGGCTGCTTCTACTGGTTATTATACAGTAGTTACAGGCTTTGGTCCCACTTCATCCTATGGTTCTGCTTGGCGCCCTTCTCAAACTATACCTTCAGATTTGGTGCCTGATACGGAATATTTCGTTCAGGCAGCTGCTGCAAGTATAGCGGAAGGTAATTTTGACGCTTTAACTTTTATCGCAGAGCTCGGTAGCACTAAAAGAATGGTTCGTCAGGCTTTAAGCCGGATGGCATCATTCTCTAGAAATGCTACTTTACGCTCAATTAAGGACGTACCTGGCCTCTGGTTAGAGGCTCGGTATGGATGGCGTCCGTTGATGCACGATATGCTCGACATCGTGGACGCCCTCAATAACCTTAACGATAAAAGAACTCGTTTCTCAGAGCGTGCCGGAACAACCTACAATACTTCCTCATTTGAGGAAAACATATTGGCGGACAATTCTGGTTACACTCGGAAAGAGACCATCACAACTTATAATACTATAAGATGTGGTGGAAGCGTTACTGCTGATATGTTGTACAACAACAATATTCAAATCGATCCTATCGCAACTGCTTGGGAGTTAATCCCTTACAGTTTCGTGGTCGATTGGTTTATTAACGTTGCACAGTATATTCAGGCCCAAAAGTTCGCTACATTCAGTACTGAATCTGTGGCTTCCGGCGGATACCGAATCGATCAGATTCGGACCGTCAAGACAGAGGACATTTTCAAATCAGGCTATGCCTGGTCTGGAACGTTCTATGTTTCCGGAACCACAGCCAGTACTTGGACGAAGCGAGTTCCAACGTCAGTGTCGATTGATCCGCTGTTCCACGTAAAACTCGATGAATTGAAGATACTAGATTTAGTATCCTTGATTTATCAACGTTTACGTTAACTAGGAGAACCGATATGGCTGCACAAACTACAGCCCTCACTGAATTTCGCGATAATGGAGATTCAAAAACGTACACGACCGCTGGACACCTCACTTCGTCACCGAAGTTAGTTATCCAAAAGCGACGCGTACCAACTGGTAGTCAGGTCATTGCAGAAACCACAGTCTCAGTAATTCAGGCTGGGGTGGATGCAAATGGTGACGTGATGGACAACATGGTCTCGTTTGTAGCGACTGTTAAATACCCTTTGGGTATGACAGAAGCCTCAATCAATGCGGCTCAAACCATCTTCAACGACATAGTCGCTGGTGATGAGTTTAATCTCGCAGTAGATACTCAAAATTGGATTGGCTAAACTTTGTGAACGAGTACACATTTCTGTGGCTCTCGTTCCTAGTCTTTTGCCTTCCTTGGTGCTTTTAGCACCTTTAAATTTTGTTTATTTGATTGAATACAAACGGAGTATTTCATATGAAAACTCATAATATCGTGTTCGACGTATGTCGACATTATATCAATGACCATAGGCCGGAGCTAGGAGATGCTTTATTTCAAAAACTTAATGGTTTCATTAGGTCTCGAAGTCTTGCAAATCTGGCTACAGCCAGTAACTTGTTGGACCTGCATACGCATGGGTCCGACACTTTGATTCTCCTTCGACAGATAGAAGCTTTCTTTAAAAAGAATGCTAACTTTTCTGAAGACGAGAAGTGTAGACAACAAGCAAAAGCCGCCTTCCTAGCGGCCGAAGCTAAGTGTCGTATCACTAATCGAAGACTAGATCACTACTTTATTAACCGCGATCGTTTAGATCCCGATGTTAATAAGCAGTTATCACTTATGGAATCCTTCATAAGTAAAATCTTAGGTAATCATCGTGACTTTCTCGAGCAATTGCCCGAGCTAGTCAGAGTTACTTCCGGCGCCACTGCCACTCGAAGTAGACGTAAGTCTATGGCCCACACGAAGATTTCTCTTCGTCAGGACTGTAACTTTCGCCTTGTTCCTTACATTGACGCTCTTCGTAAGTATTTCTCTTACGAAAAGCCTATCAAATGTAGGCACTTTAACTACAATCGAGTGGAGACCGTTCCGAAGAACTGGAAAACGCATAGGACCATTGCATGCGAGCCCGGAGGGAATATTCCTTTCCAACTCGCATTCGATACCTACGTTAAAGGAAGACTTAGGAAGAAAACTTCTCTAAATCTTTCTGACCAGTCCTTAAATCAAGAGTTAGCCCGCATTGGATCGATAGATGGTAGCCTTGCTACCATAGATCTTTCCGCTGCGTCGGACACTGTTAGCTATAATACCGTCGCTTGGTTATTTCCAAACGAATGGTTCAATTATTTGCTATCGTGCAGGTCGACACACTACCGATCAACATTTGGTAGTGGAAAGTATGCAAAGTTTTCCTCAATGGGAAACGGTGCCACTTTCGCGATCGAGACTCTTGTATTTGCTTCAGCATGTTTTGCGGTGGGTTCTAAGAAGTTTGTCGTCTATGGAGACGACATCGTCATAGAATCGGAGCTTTATGAGCCCCTCCGTAAAATCTTGCGGTTTCTTGGTTTCTCTTTCAATGAAGACAAATCGTTCAGCACGGGCCCTTTTAGGGAGTCGTGCGGAGCGGATTGGCTAAATGGCAGAGATGTAACCCCTTTCTATTTAAGAGAATGGAATGATACCAAAACGGTATTGTCCCATAATCTAAATGGATTGGTGGGCATAGGAATTCCTGATGGCGAGTTATGGAAGTTTTGTCGCGACCTATATGGTCAACACAAACTCATTTCTGTACCTTACAATCAGGTTTCCACTTCGGGCGTCTTTATTGATGCTCGGAGTGCCTATGACAAGAAACTCTTCAAGTTCACTTACAGCCGTCAAAAGTATAAGGCATATTCTCTTAAAGAGAAGAACGCCTATTGCTATGACAGTAGACCGTTGTTCTTATGGCATCACGACGCAAGTCGCCAAAGACCATTAGAACAAGGTTATCACCTGGAGGAATTTCTTCCCTTAGATGATATAAGTGACCGAAGAAGAAGCCGGATCCCTACTTTGAATCACAAGTTTGCGATCAAGTGGGTGTGGTGGATAGTTC